TAAATAATTTCTAAAAAAATTAAAAAATTCTTCTCCATAAAAATAAGCAAAAGAGAAGAAACTGTCTAAAACTTGTTGGTGTCGTTGTTTAGTGGTGAGGTGTTTACATTTACGTACATATTGTAACATCGTTAACATTGTAATTATATCTAAAACAGGAATATAAAGTAAACCATTTGTTAATGTTGATCTTTTAAGGAAAGTTAAAGTTTCGATATCTACAAAAGCACGTAAATTGCCATCTTTCTTATCTGCTTGAATATTCATTCCAACCTTCACCATTATTTCTGAAATGGTATGTGTATTATAAAAAGCTAAAATTTCTCGTTTTACTGATACAATTGAGTCGTCACCATAAAAAAAACCTACAACATTTCTACGAAAATGTATATACGACTTCAAAGATTGTGGTGCTACAACAATGTAACTATAAACGTGTATAATATAATTAATTAAAGTATTAATAATGGTTGTTAAAAAAAAGCCTGAAGGTACTCCATGGCTAGATAAAACTAAAAAATCTGTAACAAATGTAAAACGTAATATTGTCTCTAAAGCTATTATTTCCCTAACATGTTTGTATTCATCATTGTACCATAAATTTATTATATCTATTGCCGCTACTATTAATTGAGATAAAACAGAACCATCATACTTGGACCAATCTGTACCAAATCCAACGCGTGAATTTGCTAACATTTTTTTAAACATTATGGTCCATTCCTTTGATTCTGGGTTAATTCCTACTGCTGAAAAAAAATTACAATGATGAGAATGAAAAAAATCTATGAAAGCACCAAAATACTTTCTACCTACTATGGTATGGTCTACTGGGCCTATTTCAAAAACTCGTGTTGCCTTATTTGGTTTCAATAATTCGTCTTTTGGTGTTGTTGTCCATATGGTAAATGGTACTATACTATTGATATACTGATCTTCTCGATATTTTATTGCATTGTCTAACTCTTGTGATTCTATTTTATATATTCCGTCAGTGTTACTAATTAAATCTCTTTTACTATTTCCTAAATGTCCATGGAAAACCAGGTGATGTTGATAAATTAAGTGGTTCTAATTGTCCATATTTCATTAAAGCTTCTGTTGTATTCAAAATTTTACGTTCATTCACATAAATCATTCCATTTAAATGTTCTGCTATATCATTTACTACTTGTTTTAAAATATTATTATCTAATTCAAAATTTGGTCCTGAATACTTACTAGAAC